ATACTATCTTTATAATTAAGAACCATTGAATCCGATGCTTTCATCATCGTACTCATTGATGTTCCCATCTTATTTAGTTGAACCGCTTGTTTTGCAAAGTTCTCTGCAGTTCCACTACTGAATTTATATAGTTCAGCAGATGAATCCGTCATATCTTTCATAATAACAGATGCCATCACACCATTCTTATCTGCAAATGCTTTAATTCCGGCAGTTAAATTTGTTCCGGTCTTTAATGATGTTTTATTCATCAACCTAAACATATTACCCATGCTCAATACATCTTCTGCACTTGCACCTAATAATTTTGATACACCTGCAGCAGCTGCAGACATTCCTATCATATCTTTAACCGATGCTCCTAAATTTTTACCTACCGATGTAATTGCACTTAATACTGCTTCGGTTGAAGAACCAATTGCATTCAATGCTCTTTCTCCAACTCCAATATATTTTCCAAAATCTTTCATTCCACTCATAAAGAGTGTTTTTCTTCTAGCATGCTCTGCATCTATATTTTGCATAGCTTGTTGATGTGCAAAATCTATCCATGCTTTTTCTTTTGTGAAACGCATGTTATATTCATCCTTAACCTTATCATTTTTGAAATTTATATTATCTTGTTCAACACCCTTCTGCCAATCCATCATATCTCTTCTCTGTGCAAACTCCTCTTTAACTGGTTCTACCAAATTAAAATCAGCAACCATCTTTCGGTATTGCTTTGTTCCCTTAAACGATTCCGTTACTCCTGCTTTATTAGCACCCGCTCCACCAAAGAAAGTGGATACATCAGACATGGTTTTTGTAAATTTGCCTGAATCAAAATAATCAACTATTTGCATACCAATTTGGAATGCAGCTCCTATTGGCCCTGCAGCTTTCATCAACATACCTGCACCTTTCATAATACCACCACCAAGTCCACCTAATAGTTTACCCGCTGCTCCTTTACCTGCTGCAAATTTGTCTACCTTACCACCCAATCCTCCTCCACTTTTGGTAAATTTCATAACTTGGCCCGCATCCAATCCAACTTTACCCATTGCATCTTTTGCACCCATTCCCTTTGCTCTTAATTCTTTATAATCTGCAAATTTTTGGTTTCCTTGTCCTGTGGCTTTATCTGTGAATCTATTAATTGCTTTATCTACCTTTGCTTGTCCAAATAACTTTGTAAGGCTTGTTTTCAAACTAGGTGCCAATCCATCAAATAATTTAGTGACACTTGCAGTTATTTTGTTTCTATCTAATATATTTTCTGCCATTTTATCCTTTCCAGGAACAGCAGATGGTTTATTTGATTTATTTGATTTTTTAGTATCGTCAGTTTGTTTTTTTCTGTCTTTACCATCGGTTTTAACCGTTTCGGTTAATTTAGTTATAGAATTAACTAAATCTCTTTTTATTATAACACCTAAATCTTCTAATTGAGTACCTAAACTCTTAGTATTCATGTCGAGAGTACCAACACTATTTTGTAATGCTTTTAACTCTTTATCCTCATTTGTACGTTTTCTTACTATGGCCATTGGTCTTATGGTAATTTATCTTATATAAATATAAAATATAAAAATTACTTTCGTCTTACTTTACCACTATTAGATTTGTTCATAGCTTTTTCGTATGATTCGGTTTCTTCTTCTTTCGCACTGATTAGTTCTCTATAATAAAATTCCCTCAATTTGACGGGCATATAGTATAGGTCATGCCAATTAAAACCACCATTGGCATAGTATATCATTTGAAAAATTCTCTTATGAAGAGAGGTTGAGTAATTACTCGGAAGGATAAAAAAAGTCCACCCCAATTGGCACCCTTAACGCCTCCTTATCGCCGGTAAAAGGTGATGTATATTCAAATGTGAAATCTACATCGGGTGTCATATCTTTAATATAATTTCTTAAAGCCTTTGAGTCTTGTATTTGGAATTGATTTATTACAAAATTACTAATATATCCCAAATCTCTATTACCATTTATTTCAACGATAATTCTTCTCCAACGTGTAGTAATTTCATTAGATTGTTTAAGTGTTTTTTCTGATGCCTCAATATCTTTATTAATTAATATTTCATCACCATGTGTTAATAACTTAAATTTAATTGGAGTTTTTGATTTTGGAAGAACGAAATCATATTCGTTTTCTCTATTAAATAAACTTTCATTTACTTCTTTTGTAGATAATTTAGCCATATCAACTTCAACATCTACTGATTCATTTTCCTTTGGGTCATTTACGGATACATTATATATAGGGCCGTATGCTAATACTCTAGATGCAACTAATATTGCATTCTTGTCACCAATCAATAAATCGGATACATTAACACTTGTGTCAACTACAATAGATTCTAATAACCTATCGATTTGTACTCCTTTTCTAATTAATGCAGCTGATGTAAGAATATCTTCTTCTTTTGCAGTTAATAATTTTACAGTAACATATCCTTTTGATAACGGGTTACTTTCAGGATATACTAATCCTTTTGATGGTAATGAAATTTCTTCGGTTGCAAATGGAAATGACTTAGGTTGTCCGTATGATGGATTTGAAACCAATCCTCTTGTAACTCCTTGTTCGATGTTTTCGCTCATAATATAACGTTTGTGTTTATTATATATATCAGTTTTTTAAAAAAATAAAAAGGGGATAACATTTCTGTATCCCCTTCTTTTTATAATTTTATTTAGATTAGTATTCTAAGATAGCGTAATCATAAGATAAAGTCAACTCAATTGAAAGTGGGTCATTTGATGCCCAATCCAATTCACCAAAGTTTGCTGATGTGATAAATGCACCTTTTAAAGTCCATTGTTCAATCTTATCACCTACTGGCCCCAATAAGAAGAATGTAATATCTTTCTTATAGAACGCAGAGTAACCATCTCTACCTGTTAATGACTCATGTGAGGTTCTAATCCACTCCATAACTTGTTGTGCTCCTGATGGAACAATTGGGTCATAAAGAGTGATAGTTACATCATCCCAAGTTGATTTACCTTTCAACTTTCTTTTAACGTTGATATGGTCTAATTCTACAACTTCCGATGTGAAAGTTGGTCTCGCTGCTGTTTTGATAATGTACGATTCGATACCATTGATTTCCATGATGAATCTGTTACCCATCTTTGGTTCAAAGTTACGATAGAACATTTTGTCAAACTCTAATATTTCTGGCATTTTACTTTTATTTTATGTTATTCTTATATAAATATTTGTTTTTTAAATTATCCACCAAAACTTGCTCCCGTTGGTAAAATGTTGAAATCAATTTGAATGAATTCAGCCGTCTTAGTTGGTTGTAAGTAGATAGCACCTTTCATAATGTTTCTATCAATTACATCCGGAGTGTTATTAGTTTCATCCATTACAACTCTGAAAGCGTATAGACCTTGTCTTTGTTGGATACCCTCTAAATAAGGATTAACAATGTTTAAGAATCTATTTCTTGTTTCAGAACTATTTTGTTCAAATACTAAATATTTTGAAGTTGAAGCGATATACTTTCTAACTGTTAACAATAATCTTCTTACATTAATTCTATCTAATGCAGATGGTTTATCTTGTAAAGTTTTTTGACCCCATACTACAATACCTTGTCCTGGGAATTGGCAGATTGGGTTTACTTTACCTTCATATAAATCATCTCTTTCTGATTGAGTTAATCTATTCAATACACTAACTGCTCCTGTTAAACCACCTCTATTCAAACCTGCTGGTGCGAACCATTCAGCTGCTACTCTATCGTTTGCTGCGAATACACCTGGAAGTAATACTGATGGTGGAACTGTGATTAATTTATTTGTATTAACATCTACAGTCTTAATCCATGGGTAGTAAACTGCTGCGTAGTTAGAATCAACTGATGTAGCTTGTGTTATAGTTGCTGATAAAGAAGTTGAAGCGTTACCTGCGTCTGCGATAAAGAATGCATCTGCTCTTTGCTCTACCATATCTAAAATTGAAGTAAATACCGATGAGTGGTCTGCTCTATTAACGTGTGGTGCAACTACCATATTGATATCATATTCGTCAGAGTTTGATAAAGCTGCGATATGTTTTCCGTATGCTAATTTACCTGCAGTTGTTGCTGGTTCAATATCCGATGCGTTTGTGTTTGGTGCATATCCATCAAATCCTTCTTGGAATCCTACTACAAATTGTCTTTTTGCAATTTCAGTAGATGTTGTTGATGTTAATGACAATCCACAAATAGTATCCAATGAGAATACAGCGTTAGAACCATTACCTGCACTTACAGGAACTGGTTTCATATAAATCTTATTATCACCATTATTATCTAAATCAATACCACTTAACTTTGAAGAATCTACTACTGAACCCGTTGAGAATGTTACTCTTGGAATAAAGTTTGCAAATGCTCCTGCAGCTACAGGTAATTGATATGCAGCGTGTGCAAAAGGAACTGCTTGAACTGGAGATTGTTCGTTTAAGTTTACAATTCTAATATATTTTGAATTATTTACCCAATCACCACTTTCAGTTATTTTACCCAAAGAATCAATACTTCTTTTTCTATCACCAATTACTCTACTAATAAAGTTTGGAGAGTTAGGGTCTAAATTTACATTAGAGAATGTTTCTAATATATTTTTTTTCTTATCAGTATCATTAAATGCTCTAACTACTACCGTAAATGTACCATAGTCTGTACCATTTGTTGTACCAGCTGCTTTTACATTTGAAATTCCAACTTTTACTTTTGTATTTGCTGTGTTACCTGCAGAAATTGTTTCAATTTGGAATAAATTATATCGTGCATTACTAATCAATTGTGATTGAATATATGGAGTCAATGCTTCACATGATTCACCAGTTCCATAAGAACCACTAAATTTTTGGTCAGCTAATACAACTAAACTTGAACTAAAGTTTGATGCAAATAATGAACTTGTAACTGAACCAGTTCCAATTCCGTCTGTACCTGATAATGTATAAGAACCTGTGTTATATATAAATCCATTTTCTTTAAAGAAAGCGTATGAATAAGCTGCTTTTGCACCATAAGGATTTGAACCAAATACTGATTCAATATCGTTATCATCTGATAATTCCAAAGATGCACTATATCCAGTTACACCATTTAATACAATTGAAAAATCACCACTACCATCTTTGTCAGAAATTGTTGTTCCAGTAAATCCTGCTGCACTTCCAGTTGTATTAAACAATACTCCCAATGCTCCTGAGAATGAACCAGATGATGCTATTAATAATAGAGGAGCCTTTTCAGTATATCCTAATTTACCTGCTACTCTACAAATAGTTGCAGTTCCTGCTTCTCTTAAGTAGTTTTGCACTGCTAAAGGAGTGTAATATGTATCATCAACACTACCAAATAGTTGTTCAAATTCAGCTTGTGAATTTACGATTGTTGGAACTAATGGGCCTTCTTTGAAAGGGCCAATGAATGCTGCTCCGATGTCAGCTACACCTTGTTGTAAAAATGAAAGGTCGTTTTCTTTTGTGAAAACACCAGGTGATACTATTTTTTCTGCCATTTTATATGCTTTAATTTAAATTTATTAATTCTCAATATAAATATAAAATTTTCAATCAAAACAACAATTCTTATTTGTATGTTGGAGAGAAATAATCGTATACTTGTCCTACTGATGTTGCGTTTTGTAATGTGTTGTAGAATAATACTGGCCCGATTTGTCCGTTCCAGAATGTTGTTCTTGCACTATTACT